TAAAATTGCTTGCGTATATGGCAGGCATTTCCGGCACTGTTCTTGTCATTGTCGAAACAGCGTTCAAGGTGTTTTCATAATGAATAGCATGGTTGATTTGCTAATCAAGCACGAAGGGTTCAAGCGCCACGTTTACAAATGCACCGCTGGTAAGAACACTATCGGGGTTGGCCGGAACTTGGATGACGTTGGGCTATCTGATGAAGAAATTATGTGCCTGTTGAGCAATGACATTCGCAGGTGCAAGAATGACCTAAACCGTAACTTCGAGTGGTTCCCTGAACTGAATGAAGTACGGCAGATGGCGCTGATTGATATGTGCTTCAATCTCGGCATATCGCGCCTGAAACGGTTCAAGAATATGATTGCGGCACTTTCCATGGGGGACTATGGGAAAGCTGCTGACGAAGCGAAAGACAGCGCATGGTATGACCAGGTTGGAAGCCGAGCTGTTGAAGTATGTGCCATGATTAGGCATGGGAGGTGAACGATGAATCCAAGGTATGAAGCAATGATGAACTACGGAGTGATATTTATGACAGGAATGCTTGCTGGCATGGCTATCACCACGCTTATTTTCTTGGTGGCTTGATATGAGCTTCGATTGGAAAGGAGTCCTATCAAAGATCGCCCCAATGGCCGCAACGGCCATCGGAGGCCCATTCGGCGGCATGGCTGCATCGGCATTGCTGAATGTGCTGGATATAACTCCAGAGCAGGGCAATGAGGAAGCGCAGCTGAAACAGGCATTGCAGAACCTCACTCCAGAATTGGCGGTTAAGCTGAAAGAAGGTGAACGCCAATGGATCGTGAGTATGCGCGAGATGGATATTAAAGAGGCTGACTTGAATGCCCGTGATCGTGACTCTGCTCGCAATATGCAGATGGCTACGAACTCATGGGTGGTCCCAGTGTTGGCGATAGTGACCATTGGCGGATTCTTCGCGGTGGTAGCCATGATTCTCACTGGCAGGGTTCCGCTTGACAGTACGCTTACTGGTTTCGTTCTTGGTGCGGTGAGTTCAAAGGCTGAGCAGATTTACAACTTTTTCTTCGGTTCATCTAAAGGTAGCAAGGACAAGTCTGCTCACATGGCGACGAAATAATGCCAGAAATAAAATCACTAACGGGACAAGAAATCGTTGCTTTCCGCAATATGCTGAAGAGGCGCGTTTATTACCAGAGCATGCTATGGTCCATCATCACAGCCATCATCGTGTCCATTGTAAAGGACTCGCTGTAAAATAAACTTGACACATCGCTCTGGACCCATAACATACGTCACATGAGCAGAGTGGGTAAGCAACTAAAAGAATGTATGGATAAGGACGGATTAAGCCCAAGGGCATTGTCAGTCATCATTCCGGTATCACATCAATCAATATGTAATGCCTTAAATGGCAAGAGAATGTCAATGAGCGTGACGGTTCACTTCTCCATTGCATTCCCTGAAATCCCTCTCACTGAATGGGCCATTCTCATGGCCGAAGATGAACTAAATAGACGGAGGTAATGGTTATGACGACCGAAACTGAACTGCTTTGCCAGCAGCTTCTTGATGCGAAAGCTGAAGAGGAAAAGGCTAAAAAACGGCGCATCGAACTTGAGGAAAGTATAATCCTGAAAGTTGGTGTGAGCGCAGAGGGGTCAGTGACAGATTCGCATGGCTCATTCAAAGTGACAACAACAGGCGCATTGACTCGCAAGGTGGTTGATTGGGATGTATTCAAAAGCATCCCGTCAGACATTGCATCACAACTGGTGAAAACAACACATGCGCTTGACATTTCAGGCTATCGTGCGGTTGAAAAAGTGCGTCCAGATTTGATTGCGATTATCAATAAGGGCATCGAAACAAAGCCGCGCAAGGCAAGTGTAAAGGTGGTGTTCAATGGGTAGCTTTTTTGGACTTGGAATTGTCATTGCTGCAATCGCTGGCTGGATTACGCATATCATCTACTGCTTTCAGCAACATGAATACGTTTTACTTCTGGCCGGAGCGTTGATTGCTCCTGTTGGTGCCATCCACGGATGGGGATTATGGTTTGGGTGGTGGTGATATGAGCGGTTTAACAAAAAAAGAGCTAAAGGCTCAAATCGTAGAGCTTGAAAAAAAGCTCAAGACTGTAACTGAACATAAGGAAATGTATTCTAGTTCTTCTTCTGAAAAGGAAAAGACTATCGAAGGAATACACCTTGCCCTAGATGGCATTGGCTCTATCTGCCCAAGGTATATCGAATCACCATCGCGTTACGGTGGCGGGACCGACATGAAAGAGGTGTCAATCGAAGGGCGCATCATAGCCATGCTTTCAAGACTTAGTGGATTGAACCCGGTAAGCAGGACGATTGAGAGTACGCTTACGGAGGGGAATGTATGATTTCACTCGAATCAATCTCAAAAAGCAAACGCCTTTCTGCCCCTAAAATCGTCATTCATGGTGGCGTAAAGGTAGGCAAGACCACGTTCGCAGCGCAGTCATACAAGCCAATCTTCATGTGTACCGAGGAAGGTGTTGACGTAGTCAATGTTGATCGCTTCCCTCAAATCACCTCATTCGATGATGCCATGAAGTGTATCGAAGTTCTTTTTACCGAGGATCACGATTTCAAAACACTGGTGCTGGATTCGGTGGATTGGCTGGAGCCGCTGGTCTGGGAGGCTGTATGCAAGAAGCATAATGCCGCCACGATTGAGGAAGTTGGCGGAGGATTTGGCAAGGGATACATTGAAGCTGAATCATTCTGGCGTATGTTTCTTGACGGTCTGGATGCACTCCGCAATCAGAAGGGAATGTCAATCATTCTCATCTGCCACAACAATGTCATCCAAGTAAGTCCTCCTGACGGCGATAGTTATTCACGGTATTCACTAAAGCTGAATAAACGTGCGACCGCCACCGTCGAAGAATGGGCTGACATTATCGGGTTTGCCAAGCAGCAGACTTTCACCAAGAAAGAGGACAAAGGCTTCGGCAATAAGGAAGGCAAGGCAGTGAAGGGTGAGCGTGAATTGCGCTTGGATAAAAACCCTGCATACGTTGCTGGTTCACGCTATCCGTTGCCAGATTCCATCCCACTTGACTACAATATCTTTATGAACACATTAAAAGGAGAGAAATAATGAATACAGGTTTTCCAACGCAAGGTGGCCCACCGCAGGGCGGTAATTTGGCTGGAATTGACACAAGCAACACTGAACCGGAAGTTGGCTTTGAGCCGATGCCTGCAGGTAAATATCCGGTTATGATTACTGCGTCTGAAATCAAGCAGACCAAGGCTGGCACTGGTGGCTATCTGCAGTTGCGCTTTGATGTTATTGATGGCCAGTTCAAAGGTCGCGTGCTGTTTGATCGCCTGAATCTCTGGAATCCTAATGAGAAGGCTGTATCTATTGCCAAGAGTTCACTGAAGGCAATCGAAATGGCCCTGGGTCTGCAGGGTGGTGTCGGTGATTCAAGTGAACTGCATGACAAGCCTTTGGTGGCAAACGTGAAGTATAAGCCTGCATCTGGTAATTTCGATGCTGGCAATGAAATCAAAGGTTATGAGGCATACACTGCTCATGCTCCGGTTCAGCAGCAGCAGGCTGCTCAGGGTTCGCCATCTGGTATGCCTTGGCAGACAGCTCCAAAAGATGATGACATGCCGTTTTAATAAAGCAGGGGGGCCAGAAATGGTCCCCTTATCCTTTGGTGGGGATTATGATTGTTATTTTTATGAGAGAGGTTGAAAATGGGAAACTTGGATGGGGTAAGTCAGAAAAGTCTGGTTGAGTGTATTCACCAGTGGCGAGAGAATAAAGACAAGCAGGAAAACAGACCGCATCTTGGGTTCAGCCAGATTGGTGACAAGTGCGATAGAAAGTTGTGGTACATATTTCACCATGTTGCGAAGCCATCGTTTAAGGGCCGCATACTCCGCCTGTTCGATACAGGCCATCGTGCAGAGGCGCGTTTCGTCGAGGAATTAAGAGCCATCGGATTTGAAGTATGGGAACTTGATCCCAACACTTGCAGGCAGTTAAGCGTAAGGGAACTCGGCGGTCATCTGTCAGGCTCACTTGATGCTGTTATTAAAGCAAGGCCAAACACAGAGGCGTTTGAGATCGCTGGTGGAAAGCCAATCGTGTGTGAGATGAAAACACACAATGAGAAGTCCTTTGCAGCCTTGGCAGGCAAGCTTGAGAAAGGCGTGAGGGTTTTCGACCCAAGCACATGCGGAGTGGAAAAAACCAAGCCTGTCCATTTTGCACAAGCAAACATTTATGCGTACAAAATGGGCATTGATAAATGCCTTTATATGGCCGTCAATAAAAATACCGATGAGTTATACATTGAGCGATGGAAAACCAAAAAGCGACTTTCCAAATCACTGATTAAGCGTGGCGTTGAGATTGTTAATATGGACAATCCTCCGGCTGGAATAAGCAATAATTCCTCTTGGTATGAGTGCAGATTTTGCGACTTTTCAGGCATCTGCCACGATAATAAGATTCCAGAAGTGAATTGCCGCACATGCCTTCATTCAACTCCAAACACTGAAACAGGAAAGTGGGATTGTGCAAGGCATGGTGAAAGCATGAGGGCAGATGGTACTGCCATGCCTATTTGTGCCGGAGCAGACCATAGGTTCATCCCTTCACTGCTTCCTTGGGATGCCATTGATGCTAACCAAGATGACAACTGGATTCAGTATGTGCTACCTAATGGCCAGCACATTCGCAATGGCTCACATGGGGACAGAAGCTTCTCCAGCACTGATATTAAGAATGGCTCGGTTGATGCGTTCATTGCATCTGATATTGGTGTTGCCGACCTTGGAATTAAGGATGAGGGAAAAATGCCATGGCAGTAAGCCTTAGATATTACCAACGTGATGCGATCATCGCAGCTGAGGCCCATCTCCAGAATAAAACTAATAATCCATGTATTGTGATCCCAACGGCAGGGGGCAAGTCTCTTGTCATGGCTGGAATCGTTGAGCGGTGGGGTGGTTCCGGAGCGAGGATTTGCATACTGGCTCACACTCAGGAGTTGGTTAAGCAGAACTATGAGAAGTTCAAGATGCTATGCCCTGACGCAGATGCAGGTATTTACCAAGCCGCTCTGGGTAAGCGTGATACTGAACATCAGATTATCTTTGCTGGCATCCAATCAGTGAGCAAGAAGGCAATGGAGCTTGGCCGCTTTGATGTGTTCCTGATTGATGAAGCAGACCTCATACCTTTAGATGGTGATGGACAATATCGCACTTTTATCAACGAATCAAAAAGCATAAATCCTAACCTGCGGATTGTAGGTTTGACTGCTACACCTTTCAGGCTGAAAGGCGGCATGGTTGTTGGTGACGATTATATCCTGAATGAGATCGCCTATGATGTTGGCGTAAGGGAACTGATGAATAAAGGGTACTTGTGCCAGTTGACAACAAAGCTCGGCAATGGGGCCGTTGATAATTCAGGGCTGCATACAAGAGCTGGTGACTTCATCGCATCTGAAATGGCAGAGCGATATGACAGAGAGGACATTGTTGCTGCAGCTTGTGCCGACATAAAGAAGCGCACCAAGGACAGGAACTCGGTCATCATATTTGGCGTTAATGTGGATCACTGTTTCAATATAGCTGCACATTTTGACTCTGTTGAAGTGGTGCATGGTGGCACTCCAAAGGTCGAGCGTGAGCGTATCGTAAATGATTTCAGTGATGGAAAAATCAAGCACTTGGTCAATGTTAATGTATTGAGTGTTGGGTTCGATGCACCACGGATTGATTGTGTGGCGCTACTCAGGCCAACGCAATCTGCTCGCCTGATGTATCAGCAGATTGGCCGTGGTCTGCGACTCCACGAGTCCAAGAGCGATTGCTTGATTCTGGATTATGGCGGAAACATTGAACGCCTTGGACCGATCGACAACCTGCAAGTTGAAGGCCCTAAGAAAAAGCGTGAAGGTGAGGGAGTTCCTCCAGGAAAGGTATGCCCTGAATGCCAAGAGCTTGTATTCACGCTGGTTAAGATATGCCCATGCTGTGACTACGAATGGCCTGTTGAGGTATCGAAGCCAGGGCATGAAACGGTAGCCAGTGATTTTTCCATCTTGTCAGAAACAAAGTCACATGACATAGATAATGTCTTGTATTTCCGCCATGAAAAAGGTGACAATGTTGGTATGCGCGTTGAATATTGCCAAGGAATGAAGACCATCGCTAAAGAGTGGGTGTGTATTGAATACATTGGATTCGCCAGAAGGAAGGCGGAACAATGGTGGAGCGAATGGGGAATTGGTGAATGTCCTGCGACTGCTGATGAGGCAATAGCTATGGAAAAGAAGGCTCCAAAGGGCATTCGCACAACCAAACGTGGAAAGTACACTGAGATAGTTTCATATATAGTGTAAAGAAAAGTTGACAGTACAGGTTGGGGTGGTAAAGTTCCTGCAAGAGAGGTGAAAGTAATGGCACATAAACACGCTAAAGAGATGATGCAATACGCAGAGGATGCGGCTGAATGTGATGAACCGTGGCTGCTATGGCAGTTCAATGTAGGTCAAGGATGGATTGACTGCACACGTATGTCTGAGTTTCATAAAGATCATGAATACCGCCGCAAGCCGCGCACAATAAATATTAATGGCTTTGAAGTTCCGGAGCCATTGAAGGAGATGCCGAGTAGCGGCGTGGTGTGGGCTGTTGATTTGGACGAGGACTACAATGTCTTTGATTGGGAGGTGTGCGGCAATATTATCGACAGAATGATTGCCAAGCGCATAGCTCACTCCACAAGAGAAGCAGCACAGCTTCACGCTCGCGCTTTGTTGTCCTTCACCAATGGGGATAGGCCATGAAATACACAAACGAACAACGTGCAGGTTGCGCCTTTGGTTTGAGGCTGGTGAATGAGTAAGATACGAATAGGTGTATCCCCCCTAACAAACAAAATATTCGCAGGCAGGTTGAACAAGTCCGAGACAATGTGGGCTGGAGAGAAGCATGATGTAACAGATGAGTGCGTAATGGCTGTTGTCCAGTATATTAAAGGTGAGCGTGTTATATATGAACGTGACGGAAAGCGATTCGAGATGAAGGAAGTGGAGGTGAGTGGTGAGTAATTGGCGAACAGATGAACCACCTAAAGATTCACACTTCATTGCTAACGTAGGCATGCCGTATGCCGTTTGTGCAATGTGGAGCGAATGCCACGGGTGCTACATTTATGCTAACGTTCAGGTTGGTTTGTTTCGCGGTGAATGGACTGACACATATTTTGAAAATGAAATGTTTCAAGTCGAGATTGAGGCGTGGATGCCCATGCCGGAGGTGAGTGATGTTTGATGTTTGGTATGTTCTGTTTGCCGCGCTGTGGTGGACTTCTGGAGTAGCATCGTTCATTTATTGGTGGACAACAGAATATGACTTTGGCCTGGCAGAGGTACTGCCTGCTTTGATGATAGGCACTGTTGGCCCTGTTGCATGGCCGATGGGCTGGATTTTTCATGGCGAGGTAAGAGATCAAAAAGTATTGATAAAAAGGAGAAAATAATGTTTGATGTTGAGACGATGACAGATGAAGAAACGCTGGCAATGGCGCACGAGATTAAATCAGAAATGGGCTTTCGCTACTTATTGATGCATATTGCGATTGTTTTCGAGTTAGCATGATGACGGCACCAGAAATCAAAGAACGCATC